TATTCTCCTTCAGCGGTTATTCAGGATTTGCGTTTGACTGGTTATAATGTTCCCCGTGATGTGTTTATATTCTGCGATGTTGATACTGTACGAAGTTACTTGGGGTGGTGGGATTCGGATTTCGAGAATCCTTTTGATGAAACTGGTAGAGAATCAAGAGGCCTCGATCAATGGGCGATTGACCTCATCAACAGGGAAACCGACCCATTGAGAACGACAAATTTGAAGTGGTTCATTTTCGATACTCGAGAGAATGCGGCTCATTTTGTTGAATCAAACTTTAAACACATTAACTACAAAATGGGTAGTGCACGATACAAAGCCAATGATGAAAATCATCGCGACAAGACAGCCAAGCAACTTGCAGTGTCTCAATATCAGCTGTCCAAATCTAAAAATAGATTCAAACGCATTGTTTGTGGAAGTGATGATAAGTACGCGGTCTATTGGGATGGTGACAATTCCGACGCTCCCACGGAAATTGTTGCTACACAATTGGCCTCAGAAAGTAGTGAATAGAATATTTTTTAATTTTACTTGTGGTTATTTTCAACGTAATACTAATGCTTCTCAAACACCTAAGTCGTGTCAATATACTAACAAATTATTCAAAAAAATTCAACAAGATGTCAAGTATCCAAGATATGTCAGAAATGATGAGGGCGCTGAGTAAGATCTCTGCCGATACATCGGGGCGTCGAACGATCGATGAGGTAAACGATAGCCTCCGCAAACGAATCCAGAGAGATATGCCATGGGCTCAGATTCATACTCGAAATGGTAAAACACAGGAGTCTGAGAGTAAATACATCGATCATTTCATAGAGGCCATCCGGAAAGAGGGTGGGACGATCGAATCTTTCGCAGGCTCACAACGCCCCAAAGACATCCGCGGTGTTAGGTATCCTGGTGTAGACGGTATCTTTGACTACGAGGGTAAAAAAATTGATGGTAAATCGGGCAATTTCCGTCTCAATGACACCATTCCAAGTGGAGATACTGTCTACTACATCTTTCTTCGAGTTGATGGACAATCGGTTGACATTCGTAAAGCAAGTGAGCTTACAAATGATGAGTATGTCACACCAGATCATTACTCTACAGCACTTGACGAATTGAGTGATTGTGTAGAGCGAATGCGCTCTAGGGGTAATTCCGCTGAAGTCTCCAACTTTCAGGAACTGTTTCGTATTACGGTAAAGCTCTTGGAGGTTGCAGTAAAGTCTGGGATGATGTCACTCTACGATTACGGTCAATTGTTCAAGTTTACAACAAACTTTGGATTCTTCAAGTCAAGGCCACGTCCTAACTGGTTTTTATCCAGTAAGTTCCTCAACCATCTCCGAGAAGAGGATGATGAAGTTCCCCTAAACATTCTTAGGGAGAGATTGACTCGACAATCCTCTGAATGAGTGGTGGTGGAACCGCATTTCCTAACTGGACTACTTGATCTTTCAAAGACCCTTCCATCACGTAGTCTTTCGGGAATCCCTGAATTTGTTTGAGTTCATCAACTGTGTATGGACGCAAATAATATTCTTCCTTCACCTTTTGTGCGACAAAAAGACGTGGTTGGTGGTCGTATGTAGAGATTATAGTTTTACTCGGTTTTGTAATGTCAACTATTTCACAATGAATTGGGGAAACCCGTTTACCAAATGAGAATCCATATTTTCCCACTTTTTTTCCATTATATTCTAGATTTCGTTGTTTAACCCTATCCTTTAGATATGGGTGAACCGTCCCAGATGGCTCTCCTTCACCAAGTAGGATACTATCCTCCTCAACTCCAGCCAATTCAATAAGCTCCTTAGGAACTTCAATCGTCCCATCCATACTAAACTCGAGAATGTTCTTAAGGGAGACGTCAACGTCTAGTTCATCAGGCCACTTATGCGTGTAGTTGGGATCTTTCCACCCCACAATAATAAGACGTTCTCGTTTTTGAGGTACTCCGTACTTTACGACGGGAAACAGTTTATGTTCACATGTATACCCAATATCTTTGAAAGCCTTTTCTATGACATCTATGAAATTTTCACCCGTACTTGTCTTCCGTGAAAGTAGACCTTTTACATTTTCACCGATGATAAAATCTGGTTCAATATTTTTAGTTGCGCGAACAAAATCAAGATACAATTGTCCCCGGGTGTCGTCAGCTCTCTTCTTACCCGCGTGTGAAAAGCTTTGACATGGGAACCCGGCAAATATTACTTTAATCTCCCCCTTCAACTCCTTGAACTTTTCATCTGGAATTTTGGTAATGTCGGTACCTATACATTCCGAGTTGGGGAAGTTAGATTCATGTGTTTTACAAAACGGTTTCTTAATTTCTGAATACCACTTGACATCTAGTCCAGCGTTCTTCATTCCTAAGGTATCACCCCCGCATCCCGAAAAGAGGGAAAGTGCGCTCATATACGACTATCAATTTTACTTTTTAAATATATATTACGCGTCTCGTAAAATGGTATGAAAAAAGTTAAAGTTTGGCCAGATTCACTTCATACCCCAACTCCTCCACCACTGGGTCGTTTCGATAGTCATCTTTGTAGTAAATCTTTTTGATTCCACTACTCGCCAAAGCCTTGTAGCAGTTGAGACATGGGTAATGGGTCACGTACGCCACACAATCATCGATGGAGGCACCCCTTTTCGCCGCATCCGTGATTGCGTTAATCTCCGCGTGAATCGTCGCTTGTTCGTGACCATCCCTGACGATGGACTTGTGTTCGCACCCACCTAGAAATCCATTGTAGCCCATACTAATAAGCCTATTGTTCTTCACGAGGACACACCCCACTTTCAGTCGCTCACACGGAGACCTGACGGATGCGAGTTGGGCAGTCTGCATGAAGTAATCTTCCCAAGATATTCGATCAGTCATATTTAAAGAGATGGAGTAAATCTTTAATTAATGGTAAATAATACAGGATTGATTTATAAAATTACAAGTCCATCTGGGAAAATGTATATTGGTCAAACAATTGGGAAATTAAATAGGAGATTATCACGCCACGCTACAGAATCGGGTTGTGTCGCGATGAAACGCGCGATGGATAAATATGGTAGAGAAAAAATGAAATATGACGTTATAGAAGAAAATATTCCACTTGAACATCTCGATGATTGTGAAATGTATTGGATAAATGAGTTAAACACACTCTCACCGAATGGATATAATCTTACAACCGGTGGTAGACGACCAACATTTTCTGAGGAAACCAAAGAACATCTACGAGAAGTAAGCCGTGCGAGAAAAATCGAGAGAGATGGGTATTTGGGAAGTGTACATCTGGTTAATAAAAATAGATTTATGCCCAGACTTACGATAAATGCTAAAGAAGAAAACCTTTCACATCACAGTTTTGAAACTCGTGAAGAAGCTGTAAATATATTGATACAATACACAGAAGATCCAGATAACTTCATAAAGCCTGGCACCCCTATAAGAAAAAAACAATCGGGAACTGTATATTTTCATGAAACTAAAAATTGGTGGGTTGCGAGAGCAGCGAATAATACCCACGTAGGTTTGTTCGATACAAAAGAAGATGCTGAACAAGCTCTAGATAAATATAATGAAAACGGTGAATTGCCACCAGCTAAAATAAGACCTCGTGGTTCCGGAACTATAGAACAACAATATAACGGTAAGTGGCGTGCGACAGTATGCGGGGTGGGAATAGGAACATTCAATACAAAAGAAGAAGCTGAACGGGCGATTATTCGATATAAGGAAACCGGTGTTACAAATATAACACAAAGAGAAGGTGGTTCTGGAACTGTAACATTCGATAAACAATCCCAAAAATGGCGTGCACGTTCATCAGATGGGAAGTATGTGGGAACGACATTCATTACAAAAGAAGATGCTGAACAAGCTCTAGATAAATATAATGAAAACGATGAATTACCACCAGCTAAAAGAAGACCTTCTGGTTCTGGAACTGTATATTTCAACAAAACGAAAAATCGGTGGGGGGCTCGTACAAAAGAAGGTAAATATATTGGTGCGGGATTTCTCACGGAAGATCAAGCTAGAAGCGCACTTGATAAATATCTCATCGCAAATCAGCATCAGCCGTGTAGTACGTCTTCCCCTTAGTTACAAAGCTGTGCACCCTCGCGTATCCCCACGCCTGCGGAGAGGCTCCCGGACGATGCCCGGTTCTCCACGCGGCGAGACCCCTATTGTAGACCGTCTTGAGAGTCTTCAAAGGCACGCCAGTAGCCTTAGCAATTTCAGGTAGAGATTTGACCCCTGGGTACATCTTTCTAAACTTTTGCGTGTAGGAAGAAGTCTTTGTTTTCTGTCCCTCGTCCGTCTTGAAATTGGAATAGTCTTTCTTGAGCATCTTCTTGTACCTAGTCTCCACATCTTTGAGTGTGGTGAGCCCCCTGAAATATTTGAGGGGTGCGTAAATCTTGCCCTCAGATTTACGCAGTTGCTTAACTTTTCTAGTAATCTGAGCATCTGTGAGAGGCATCTTAATTTTTAGCGAGATTTTTATCACACAGGATATCAAATGGGACGAATATGTTCTCTGATGATAACCGATAGTACTAGACCTAAACATCTTGATTTATTTTTCAATACTATATGGAACTTCAATGAACCAGTTAGTCTTGAATTAAATACTGTTCACTGTAATGATATTTCACTAAGACGGATTCTATCTATGAAAAAGGTGCTAGATCATCATAGACCGAACTCACGTAAATATGTTGAAAGTAGTACAATCCTAGTTGGATCGAACTTCGCACGCCGCGTTTTACAAGTAGGCCTCTTCCTTGTTAGACCCGAAAGACCCGTATTTGTTAGGGTCGCCCAATAAGTTTCTTCACATGCTCCACGAAAGTCTCCCCGCGATGAGATTCCGGGAACGTTTTGAAGTACAGTGTAAATACATCTGTACCATTTAAGTGAACGTGGAGGAGATAAATCAAAAACACCACAAAGTTGAATATCGCATCCTCTGTGTTCAAAAGAGACCTGGTTGGATCTTTTACATAACTGAGTAATGCAAATAGGATCTCCAACCCAATTATAACCACCCGCTTAGACCAGTGATAATCACTCGTAAATCTAATAGATGTGGTGTACACAGCAACTCCAACCGCTAATAATAGAGGTAATAAAGGAGAATAGGGATTAAAACCCAAATAATATGATACGGATAAAGCCCAAAGCCACCAACTAAACACAAGACTCTTCTTCCTCATCTATCTTCACTTGAGATATTTTATGGCCGCACCAATGCTCGAATAGATACATTTTCCAAAGCGGACACGACCCGTCCTAGGATTGTAGTATCCTGTGTGCCCATTGTAGGAAGCCTTGTGAAATATTTGAGGGGTGCGTAAATCTTGCCCTCAGATTTACGCAGTTCCCCAACCTTCTTGGTAATCTGAGCATCGCTCAGAGGCATCTTATCTAATATAAAGATTAAAATCTCCATTATAAAAATGTTAGCCGTTGGACACACAAATCTTCAGATTTATAATGTAGCTGGGAAGCGCGTGCGTAGACGAACGTATTCAATTAAGCCATGTGAAAAGGATGTCATCATCAAGCAGTTGCGCGAAGAGAATGAAAAATATAAAAATGCTCATAAAAAAATTAAGATGTTTACCAAATGGAACAAACGCTCTAACACGTCGTCTATGAATGACATCGATAGTATCATTTCTGTAATTGAAGAACTATACGGTGACTCGGCATTTGAAAAGTGATCACTTATTTTTTAGATATTTGATAGCCATCCATATACTGGGATATGTGCGATTTCCAAGTTTAATCCTTCCTGTGTTTGGATTGTAGTACCCCGTGTATCCATTGAAAGTTGCCTTGTGTAAATCACTCATATAAAAAATATGAGATAATAATAATCAATCGGATGGGGTTGTCAATTATTATGGGAAATATGTTTTCTGGTAAAACTTCAGAACTTATTCGTCGACTTAAGCGTTTAAAAGTCATTGGAAAAAAGATCATCGTAATTAATTCTGCAAAGGATACGCGTTCACCCGACGAAGTTTTAAAAACACATGATAATGTCAAGTTCGATTGTTTCAAAGCGTATCACTTATTTGAACTCATAAACAGGGATGAGTATGATGACGCGGATATTGTCGCCATAGACGAGGCACAATTTTTTCCAGATTTGAAAAAGTTTGTCGAGTGTTCACTTTATGTAAATAAATCTGTCATCATCGCGGGTCTCGACGCAGATTCGTTTCAGAGAAAGTTTGGTCAATTGATAGAGTGTATTCCACTCGCGTCCGAAGTGACAAAACTTTCGGCCCTCTGTATGTGTTGTAAAGACGGAACACCCGGTCCATTCACGAAACGAATGGTGGATGATAAAACGTTAGAACTTATTGGGGGGAGTGATATGTATAGTGCCGTATGTAGAAAGCACCTTAACTCATAAAGATCCACCTCGTAAACGGAGGACTAAATGAAGTGTCGATTCTTTTTGAATGTTGTAATCAGCGAGTGTTCGCCCATCTTCAAGTTGTTTACCGGCAAAAATGAGACGTTGTTGGTCGGGAGGAATACCTTCCTTATCCTGAATTTTAGCTTTGATGTTATCGATCGTATCGGATTGTTCAACTTCAAGTGTAATTGTTTTTCCTGTCAACGTTTTCACGAATATTTGCATTTAAATAAACTGAGAATTAATTATGACGCTCGGTGATAATGTACGAAGGATATAATTCCTGCATCATCCTTTTTTGTCTAAGAAAGACTTCCATTTTGTCATTCGGTGTTAGAGACTCCGTGACAAAATCGACAATCTTCTCATCGTGACGAACATCGATTTGGATATTATAACCCCAATATTGAGTAGGGGCTAAATCCTCATAGGCTTTCGCAGTGGGGAACAAAATCTCTTCATTGAGAGCAATCGCACTTAGGTGACGGTGCATGACACGCAAACGATTTCTTATTGTATTCATGTTGAATGTTTTCAATGTACATACATACTTAAGTTAAAAAAGACAATCTATCATATACCATGTGCGGTATCATAGCGTTGTTCGGTGATGAAGTAGAATTTCCTAGACACGTGTTGGATCACAGAGGTCCGGACGAATACAAAAGTTTGACACTTGGAAAATGTCAAATGGAATTTTACAGACTCGCTATTAATGATTTAACGTCTACGGGTATGCAGCCATTTAAAAATGATAAATCAATGCTTGTGTGTAATGGTGAAATTTACAATCACAAACAATTTAGAATTGGAAATGAAAAGGGTACGAGTGACTGTGAAATACTTTTACCTATGATCAATAAGTACGGAGTAATCAAAACATTGTCTAAAATAAACGGTGATTTTGCGTTTGTGTATACTGATGGTAAACGTGTTATCGCCGCCAGAGATCCAATTGGTGTGAGACCATTATTCTATACCCGATATGAGACGGGATCTATCGCATTTGCGAGTGAAGCGAAAGCACTCCTGAACCTGAGGTCTACAATTCACATTTTTCCACCGGGACACTTTTATGACTCGTATGTCGATGATTTTGTGTGCTATTACACAACGTACTGGGATATTAACATGAGACCATTTAGACAGAATATTCGAAAAGCTCTCGAAGAAGCCGTGTATACACGAATTTATAACACGGAGAGAGACATCGGGTTTTTACTTTCTGGTGGACTTGATAGTAGTATTATTGCTTCCATTGCCACGAAGAAGTTGGGTAAGATTAAGACCTTTTCTATAGGACTTGAAGGGAGTCCCGATCTAGAAGCTGCTAGGAAAGTGTCAAAATATCTTGACACCGATCACACTGAAGTGACATTCACCGTAGAAGAAGGTATTTCGAATGTGAAAAACGTGATTAGATCACTCGAATCATATGATACAACCACCGTTCGAGCAAGTACACCCATGTGGTTATTATGTAAATATATCAAAGAACACACGACGTGTCGTTATATTTTCTCTGGGGAAGGTGCGGATGAAATATTTGGTGGATATCTCTATTTTCACAACGCTCCGAGTGTTTCTGAGTTTGTACACGAAACGATGCGTCGTCTAAAACTAATTCACCAGTTCGATGGGTTACGTGCGGATAGATGTGCGGGTGCTCATGGACTTGATTTAATCGTACCATTTCTCGATAAGAAATTTATCGAAGCTTCGATGATTATAAACCCGAAACTTAAAGTGAATCCAATCGAGAAATATATTTTAAGATCTGCATTTGAGGGTTATCTTCCGGATGAAATTCTGTGGAGGAGAAAAGATGGTATGAGTGATGCAGTTGGAACGAATTGGGTGGACCAAATAAAAAAATACACGGATGGGATCGTGGACGATGTGACATTCAAAAAAATTAAACGTGATGCGAGTGAACATAACACACCATTAACAAAAGAGGAGGCTTTCTATAGAAGTACGTTTTGGGACATGTACGGTAAAGATTCGGATCATCTGATCAGTGAAATCTGGAGACCTAAATGGACGAAGATAAAAGACCCAAGTGCTCGATTACTTATAAAGCATTAAAATTTCAGAAACCGCTGGGTGTCTAACAATATCTGTTTCGTCCATTTTCACATGATCGATATAATCAAGATCTTGACAGTCGATGCGATTCACGAAATCGATAAGACCGTTATTTCCATCTAAATCACTTTGGTAAATATCTCCGAGAATGACCATTTTAGAATTTTCACCCAAACGCGTGAGTAACATTTTCATTTGATTGGGTGTTGAATTTTGCATTTCATCTGCGATGACAAACGTGTCATCAAACGTTCGTCCACGCATGAATCCAAGTGGTTCGATGTGAACCCTGGCCTCAACCTGATTACGCGTGAGATACATTTCTATGATTTCCATCATCGGTGTAGTCCATGGTTCCATTTTACTTCCCATATCTCCTGGTAAATAACCAAGATCTTCATCCGCGGCGACAACGGGTCTGGTACATATAATTCTACTGAATTCGCGTTTTGCGAGACGAACAGATGCTTGCTGACATGCGAGAATAGTCTTACCAGATCCAGCCGGTCC